GGCATCAAGCAATTGAACGGCCCTTGGGCAAAGGCGATCTACTACCAACCCTCTGAATTGCTGGGCACAATTTATGTGTACCCCAACCCGTCCCAAGGTGAATTGCACTTGTTCACCCAGACAATCTTCAGAGAATTTGCAACGCTGAACGACACCATCCAACTGCCCCAAGGCTATAACATGGCGTTGCGGTGGTGCTTGGCTGAACGTTTGCTGCCCATGTTTGGCAAAGTCAATCAGGTGCAGATCGGCATGATCAACGCCTATGCAGGGCAAGGCAAAGCCACGGTTAAGCGCACCAATATGCGCCCAGCACAGATTTCCCGATACCCTGACAGTCTGATGGTTGGCAGGGCTAGGGATGCTGGCTTTATTATGGATGGGGGCTTTCGCTAATGCCTGATTTTGGCTTTGTCGGCACATCCTACGTTGCGCCATCTATCTACCAAGGTGACCAAGAATGTATCAATTTCTTTGCTGAGATTGACACATCTAAGCAACCTGGGGACAGGGGCATTGTGGCGCTATACCCCACGCCTGGACTGACTGAGGAAGTACAACTTGCGGCGGCAGAGGTGCGGGGCTTGCACACCATGTCAGGCGAAACCATCCTAATTGCGGTGGCAGGAAGTGCTGTTTATCAGGTCACCACAGCATTTGTTGCCACGCAAATCGGGACTCTAACAACCAGCGCAGGGCAAGTTTCCATATCCGACAACATTGACACAACCAATGGCTTGACCGCCTATATTGTGGATGGCCCTAATCGGTATACATGGGTTGTGGCGACCAATACATTTACCGCCTTACCCCCATCAGACGGCCCTTGGCAGGGCGCATCTGTGGTTGATGTGGTTGACAACTACAACATTTACAACGAGCCAGGAACACAGAACTGGGCTTGTACTGACCTTGGGTCTAGTCTATCCACCCAAGACCTGTACGGCACGGCTGATGGGGCATCTGACCTGTTGGTGACGCTAATTGTTAACCAGCGACAGGTGTATTTGATTGGTGAAATCACCACCGAGGTCTGGACAGATGTGGGCAACGTAATCGCAGGGATTACCAGTTTCCCATTCCAGCGTGTGCCAGGGACTTCAAGCCAATCAGGTATTGATGCCAAGTTTTCCCTTTCCCGATTGGGTGAAACATTTGCTTGTGTAGCAAAAGACACAAGGGGTTCGGCAACCATTGAAATGATGCAGGGTTACACCTGGGTCAGAATCAGCACCCACGCTGTTGAACAGTCTTTGGTAGATTCTGTGACTGATGATGCTATTGCCTACACTTACCAGATTGAAGGCCATGAAATGTATGTGGTCACCTTCCCCAGCGTTGGGGAATATGGCCTTACTTGGGTTTATGACTTAACCACAAAAAGCTGGCACAAATGGTTATCTTGGGATTCTGATTTAGGGGTTTACAAGCGCCATAGATCAAACTGTGCGGCATTTTTTGGCAATAAAAATCTTGTTGGTGACTTTGAAAACGGCAAGATTTACAGCTTAGATAACGCTGTATATACAGACAACGGCAACACAATCCGCAGACTGCGCCGAGCCATTCACCTGACCCAAGACCTCCAGCGCCAATATTTTGATTCTTTCCAGATTCAGTTTCAGCCAGGGGTTGGCTTAAATACTGGTCAAGGACAAGACCCCCAAGCCATGTTGCGTTGGTCAAATGATGGCGGTAGCACTTGGTCAAATGAGCATTGGGTCAGCATGGGAAAGATCGGCAACTATGTCAATCGCGCCCTTTGGCGGCGGCTGGGCTGGGCACGGGATAGAATTTTTGAAGTGGCGATTAGTGACCCTGTGAAGGTGGTCATTGTGTCTGCTGAACTCAAAATGTCTGCTGGGGACAACTGATGGCAACCGCAATCCCCAACAGCAATATCAATATCCCGTATTCGTCATTTCTTGACCCGACTACGGGACGGCCCAGCATTCCTTGGATGCAATGGTTGATGAATCCCAACATCATTACGCTAAACGTACAAAACACCAACATCACGGGTGGGTCGATCACCAACGTGACCATTACCAACAGCATAATCAACAGTTCCACCATTGGACTGACAACCCCTGCGGCGGGNAAGTTTACCGATTTCACGGCCTTGAATGGNGCTCNNNCGATCTGGGGTACGTTTTGAACAATGCTGATTTGTTTGTTGCCCACCAAGGCAAGTTTGAGGCTGATTTAGGCGTTGAACATCACTTTTCTGATGGCCTATATGCCAAGCGGATGCGTATCCCAGCGGGGTTTGTGGCTGGCACTCATGCCCACAATTACAGTCATTTAAGTATTCTTGCCAAAGGGCGGGTAATTGTGCGGACAGACGAAGGCCAAAAAGAATACACCGCGCCAGCCTGTTTAGAAATAAAATCAGGCATTCACCACACAATTGAGGCACTTGAAGATTGTGAATGGTTTTGCATCCATGCAACAGATGAAACTGATGCAGCCAAGGTTGACGAAGTTTTGATTCGAAAGGAAACATCATGCCATTAGCATGGGCCATCGGCGGTGCAGCGTTATTAGGGTACATGGGTTCTCAACAGCAAGCGGGTGCTGCAACATCTGCCGCTGGTCAACAATATGCAGCCACTCAGGATGCCGCCCGTGTACAACGGGAAATGTTTGACATTCTGAACAAGCAACAAGAACCATATCGCGTTGCTGGAACTGGTGCGCTTACCAGAATTGGGCAAATGTTGCCGCAATTGACAGAATTGCCAGCAGGGTACAGGCCATTTACTGCCGCCGATCTAAAAACAAATCTTGCCCCAAACTATGAGTTTATGAAGGGTCAAGGTTTAGGCGCAACCCGTCAAGCCTTAAACGTTGGCGGAGGCGGGTCTAACGTTGAGCGAGGCGGAATTAAGTTTGCCGAGGATTACGCAAGCAATGCCTACCAAAACGCCTTGCAAAATTACATGACGCAAGAAGCGCAAAAGTTTAACCAACAGCAAACTGGCCTTGGAAACGTTTACAACCGATTGGCAGGTATTGCTGGCATTGGGCAAACCGCCACGGGGCAGACCGCAAACCTTGGCACAGGCACTGCTGCCAATATTGGGCAACTGGGCATTGGGGGTGCATCTGCCCTTGGCGCTGGTCAAATTGGCGCTGCAAACGCTATGGCAGGGGGTTATCAAGGCATTGGCAATGCCGCAACTTTGGGGGCACTATTGCGCCCACAGGGGGGGACTGCTGGAATGATGAACTTGCCCACAGGTTATAACGATGCAGGGTTTAGCCAGTTTGTTGTAGGATAAAAAATGGCAACTTTTGACGTTCCACCAATTGGCTTAAACATTAAGCCGCCACAGCAAACGTCCCTTTCCGATATGCTGGGCATTGCAAGGGGGGCGCAAGCCTATCAGCAAGCCGAACAAATTAACCCGCTGGCTTTACAGCAACAACAACAAGCCGCCAGAACTGGTCAGATTCAATTAGGCGTTGTTGAACAAGGCGACATTGAGCGCCGAAATCTACAAACATTTTTTGCAGACCCCAACAATTTCCAAACTGATGGGCGCATTGACATTGACAAAATCAACGCCGCAGTTCCAAAGATTGCGCCTTTAACTGGCCCTGATTACGTCCAAAAAATCACAACTTTGGGCACGGCGCAAACTGAGGGATTAAGAGCAAAGCAAAATTTAACCCAAGATAAAAAGGCGTTGATTTCATCCTTTTTAGGGGCGGCTGGTCGTTTTGGTGTAGATGACCCCGCAGTTGTAAATAGAGAATTGCAAAATTTTCTTGCCACAAATCCCAACGATCAAGAAATGAAAAACTTGGTTGAAAAAGCCTATGTGCCTATGTTTTCGCAAATGCAAAAAGGCCCAGGTGTTACTGATGCGCTGATCAAAGCAAGTCAGGCCATCATGACACCTACGCAGCAACAAACCACATTTGCGCCAACCATTTCAACAACAGCAGAAGGCAAGACAGTCACCACCACGCCTGGAGTTGGTATTGCACCACCCACATCAACCATTGGCATGGCTGGCGGTTTGCAAGCCAACGTCCCAACTGGTGGGCCAAGTGCTGGCGGGTTGCCTACTGCTGGCGCTGAAGTTGCCCCAGGTATGCGTTTGCCCTTCCCTGTTCGCAGGGCAGATCAACCTTACATTGCCGAACCAACCGAGCAAAAAGATCAATTGGCTGGTCAAGAATACAGAAATAGATTAGTGGAAGCCCAAGGCAAATTGACTCAAGGGCGCAGAAACGTGGAAGAAGTTATCCAGACGGCATCTGGCATTGGGGAAAATTTACTTTTTCCAGGCGGTGGCGTGATGGGTCGATTAGAGCAAAAAGTTTTGTCTGCAATGAAAAGCAGTGAATACGATATGCTTGCCAAAGACTTGGCAAACCTTGCGTTATCTAATGCCACGGCAATGGGTGGTGCTGGCAATACTGTTGCTGGATTGGATATGCAAGCGGTGGCTAACGGCACAATTAAAGTGCCGCCAGAAGTGCTTATAAAAATTGCCCGTAGGGTGCAAGCTGATCAAACCAATCTGGATATGCAAGCCACAGGCGCACAACAGTTTTCCCAAAAATTTGGCGACAACAACATGAAGGCTTATCAGCAAGCATGGAACGCTAATGCTGACAGCAAGATTTTTGAAGCTATAAACATCACGCGGGACATAACTGACCCCGCAAAACAAAAAGCAGAGTTAAATCGCCTTTTCCCAAATCCCGCACAATTTAATGATTTTTTGAAAAAATATCAAAACATCAAGAGACTGTCGGAAACTGGGGTTAGTAAATGAATGACGTTTTAGAACAATTCTTTGGTGGTCAAGCGGTGGCAGAACCGCCAAAAAAGCCAGCCGAATCAACCCGAGTTGCGTCTGATGTACAGGCCCAGAGGGATAAAGATTCGCTGTCTATCTTGCAATCTGAATTAAGCAAAGCACAGGCGGCGCTGACAAAAGCAACTGACCCAAAACAAAAACTGCGGTTGGAAGCCGACATTGCTGGATTGACTAGGGAAATATCCCGTGCGCCAGCAAGTAAGGCACAACCCACCGCGCAACCTGCGGCACAACCATCCGCACCAATTGCCGCCTCTGGTGACCCGCTAGAAGCCTTTTTGTCTGGTAAGACTGCCACCGCACCCGTTGCGGCAAAAGCCGCCCCTGTCGCCCCACAAGCCGCCCCCGCTGCCACGATTGAACAACCGCCCACAAGTGGCGCACGGCAAGCCATTGCACAAACAGCGGCACAATTTACTGAACCTGGGGGCGTTCGCCAATTGGTTGGCAAGTTCTTAAAAGGTGCGTTAGAAACCAAGCGCGATATGCCCGAGCGTGTGGCTGGCGCTATTGACACCCTTTATGGGGTTGTCCCTGCAACGTATGGTGCGTTTGTACAAGGATTGGCAAGGACAGCACAAAGCCCCGAACGAGCAGAACAAACAGGGCAAGCAGCCGCTGCAAGCATTGACAAGCCCGTGGGCAAATTCTTTGGCCTTACTGGTAAAGAAACATATCAAAAGCCATTGGGCGGTGTTACTGAGCCAATTGTTGAGCAAGTCAAAAAAATGGCTGAACAGTTGGGCATGACTCCCAAACAGATTTCTGAAAAGACAGGCATACCCGAACAAGACATTAAAAACATGGTGGTCATTGGGTCTGTTGCTGTGCCGCAAGCAATTAAAGAAGTTGCCCCTGTTGTTAAAAAAACGGTACAAGCTGTTACCACACCAATCAAGCAAGCCGCTGCCGAGTTGCAAATTGTTAAGCCTGGACAGCTAACCAAAGAACAAGCGCAAGCCCAGTTTGAGGCCAAGCAAGCCCCAGTAGGTAGTGCTGGCGCAGCCGCTGTGCAAAACAACCCATATTTGGGAAAAATTACAGGCGAGGAAACTGTCCGTGGCGCTGGAGTTGGCGCAACCTTTCCACAAATAAAACTTACAAAAATTCCTAAAGATGTGCCTGTTGTTGAACAACAATTACGGTCACAACTTTTTCAAGATGTTTTGCCTGGACTCAAGCCACGGCCTGGGGTGGTCACGGGAAACGACAATCTATTACGCAATGAGCATGGTTTGGCAAACATGGCTGAACCTTCTCCATTGGGATTAAAGCTAAAAGAACAAATTGCCAACGAGCAAGTGGGTCTTTCTAAATTTGCTGAAGAACGTGTAAACGCTACTGGCGCAAGCCGTTCTTTTACAAATGATGAACAACGTGGCAATTTTGTCAATGATGTGGCATATGGAAAATCACCTGATGATTTAACATCATCAAGTTTGACGGGATATTTAAATCAAGTTAAACAAGAGACCTATAACTCTGCTTTTAAAAATGCAGGGAATAACAAAATTAATACAAGTAACGTTGATGAGTTATTTGTAAACCCTCAAGAAATTGCAACATTTAAAGCTGCTGGAACATCACAACTTTTAGAAGCGGCTAAAGATTTAATTAATGAAGCAAAAACTGCTGGTTTCAAATTACCTAATGGCGAAATTGCAGCACCTGGGTCTGTTGCCGCTTATGACAGAGTGCGTAAAATTTTTAATAGCCCAAGAGTTTGGACACCCGAAAAAGCAGAATCAATCAGAACAATTAATCAAGCAATTGATAAAGACATTGCGGCGGTTGCTGACCCTGCAATGTATAAACTTGGGGACAAAATACATCAAGTTGAAAAAACTATTTTGGGTTCAACTGGATTCAAGCGTTTGTTTGGCGAAGTGGATGCAAATGGTAATGTCACATCAAAAGTTGCCCCCGAAAAAATGTTGTCATCATTAAACAATTTGCGAAAAGATGAATGGCGACACATTCGTGATACTTTTAATGAATTGGCTAATGGTCGGGTCAGAGGTGCGCCAGAGGGATTGCCGCCAGTACCCCCTGAGTTGCGTCAAGCTGCCGCTGGCGCTGTTGCAGAAATGGATGGGGCATTAGCCCGTGAAGTTTACAAAGCTGGCGCTGACAAAGTTGGCGAATGGAATTCTAATTCTGTTAACAAAACAATGACTTCAGTTGTTGGTGAAAAGATTTTAGAAACATTCCCACCAAATGAAGTGCAAAAATATGTGAAATTAAATTTGGTTGGTCAATTTACGCCGCCGTTGAAATATGAAGGCGCTGGACAACAAACAAGGCGCGTTAGTTTGTTAGAAAAAGGCTTGCCTGGTGCGGGGGCTTCTGCGGGTGCTGCAATTGGTGGCGTGTTAGGTGAAGGTAGCCCGTTGGCAATAGGTGCTGGTGCATATGTCGGTCGTGAAATTGGCACAAAAGTTCAAACAGCAAAAGCCGCTAAAGCAGAAGCTAAAGCCGTAAAAAAAATGGAAAAAGAAATGGAAAAAGCATCTGCCCTTGGCAAGCAAACAGGCAAAAACAAACTTGAAGATTTGAACAAGTGATGGCAGACATTGACCTTGTTAAATATGGCGTACTTTGGCAAAAGGTCGAGGATTACGAGCGCCGATTTGATGACATGGACAAGAAGATGACCAAGATGGAGGGCCAGCTAGAACAACTAGTGGCCCTTGCCAATCAGGGTCGAGGCGGGTTCTGGGCTGGCATGGCGCTGGTGTCTGCCATATCTAGTGCAATGGGCTATGTGTCCCATTGGATTGGCAAATCAAATTAATTTGGGAAAAGCATGATTGACTTAACCAAAGCCATTGGCGCTGTTGCCGCAAGCGTTGCCGCACTGGGTGGCAGTTACACGTTAGCCGACAAGTTTGGCTGGTTTGATCGGGCCATTCTTGAATGGTCACCAGAGCATTTTAAAATTGTGGCAGAGGCTGGGCAACCCATTAACGTTACTGTTGCACGAATCAAAAAGCGGGATGACTGCTCTGTTGAAAGTTTTACGCCAAGCATTCGGGATGCGGCGGGTATGGTGCATGAGGCTACCACCACGGCAAGCCGATTCAGCGGCCCAGCAGGGCCAGAGATTGACACCTTTACCTATCAACTCACAATGGTGAAAAAAGAAAAAATTGCTGAAGGCAAGGCAACTTTGTTGGCAACCATCAAATACAAATGCCCCGAGGGTGAGCGTGTTGTGCAGTACCCCCGCCATGCAAATCTAAGTTTTGATTTAAAAGGTTAAAAAATGCTAACCCTGTTTTCATCCCTAGTCAGTTTTCTGATGGGCGGTCTGCCCAAAATTCTTGAATTTATTCAAGACCGTGCCGACAAGAAACATGAACTGGCGCTGGCGGCAATGCAGACAGAACGGGAACTGACCCTAAAAAAAGCTGGCCTAGAAGCGCAAGAGCGCATCGAACACATTCAGACTGAGCAGATACAAATCAACGCAGAAGTCACCAATGCCCAGACCGCCATGCAAGAACGCCAAGCCCTGTACGCCCATGATGTGGCGCTGGGCCAAGGTGCATCAACCTGGGTGATCAACATGAGGGCGGCAACCCGTTCGGTCATTACTTACGGGATGTTTGTGATGTTTATGTTTGTTGAAATCTTTGGTTTTTACTATGCTTGGCATACCGATGTGGCTTTTGATGTGGCGCTAAACCACTTGTGGGATGATGAAACACAAATCATCTGGGCTTGCATTGTCAGTTTTTGGTTTGGCGGTCAAGCGTTCAAAAAATGAACATCAGCCTTGAAGCTGTTGAGATGGTCAAACACCATGAAGGGGTGAGGTTTAAGCCTTACCGTTGCCCAGCAAAACTTTGGACGATTGGAGTTGGTCATGTACTTTACCCAGATCAAGGCAAGATGCCTGTTGATCAAAGAGATGGTTATCAGCTACGCCCAGAAGATAATCGCAGGTTTTCAGCAGAAGAAGTAAATGCCATTCTCAGAAACGATCTCACAAGGTTTGAACGTGGAGTACACACTTTATTTCCTGTCGATCTCAGCCAAGGGATGTTTGATAGCCTTGTTAGTTTTTCTTTTAACTGCGGCCTGGGAACAACCCAGCGTTCAACGCTACGCCAGAAGGTTCTTAGAGGCGACAAGGCGGGTGCTGCGGATGAATTTCTAAAGTACACCAAGGGCGGCGGCAAAGTCCTGCCAGGGCTGGTTAAACGCCGCCAAGATGAACGGGCGCTATTCCTCCATCCATAGCAGTATCTGAACGAATACCCAGGCGACTGCCACCACAACGGCAGCGCCTAGGCACAAGACCAAAAACAAACCCATCATGTCAATCCTTTGGTGGTGTGCAAGTGTGAATGTGGGTCAAGTCTTTGGTGCGCTTGCCGCATCGTGAGCAAAAGTTGCGCTCTTGCTCTGGCTGTGCCAATCGTTCTTTGAGTGCGGCGATGGCTTCATTTATGTGGCGGTTTTGTGTGTAATGTATTTTCACAATGTCCAATGCAAAAAGCGCCAGCTTCATTGCTTCTATGCTCATAACTTGATGAACTCCATGTCTTCCCACTTGCACACGGGTTCTTCTTTGCACATGATGACGAATCCATCAATGTCACCGTCACCTCCAATGCTTTGAACCTCATATCCATAATCACCAACTTGAATGACAACAGGTGCATCCGGGTTTATCAGTTCGCTTTTGTCTACCCACTTGCTGTGTTGCCACTTATCTTCTACCTCCATCATGGTTGCCATGATTTGACGCATGGTTTGAGACTTAAAAATCATTGTGGTTTCTCCTCATCTCCAAAATCAATCTCTTGTGGGTGCTCAATGTCATCATGCACGATGACACCATGTTCATCTGCTGGTAGAAACCTGCCGCATATCACACAGTAGTAGCCCTCTTTCATTACTTCTTTGTCAGTCATTTTCCGCAACTCCTACACTTGGTCAATATGGTAAAAACAGGGCGTTTGCAGTACACGCAATAGCTTGTCATGCTTGTTCTCCCCTTGCTCTTATGGCTTCCGCCAATCCCTGTACATCGTAGTCGGGCCATCCATCTGCCACCTTTGCACACGCCTCACGCTCTGCCAAGACTGCTTCTTCAATCGCCATTTGAATTACGCCCCACAGGTCTGATGCAAATTTTTTGGATGTAATTGGTTTATTCATATTCTCCTTTGGTTCAACATTTTCAGCGTACCGCATGATCTGGTGCTTGCGTGACCCCTGCATACCCCAATCCCCTTGTCGTTTTGCTAAATCCTCAAATGCTTCATCTTCTTCATTCATGTCAAACCCTCACTAAAGTTGTGCGCCATTCCCTTTCCTGGCGCTTTGATTTAGATGCAACTGTTTTGCCTGTTAACTCAATCCAGCCCAGCGTTTCAAGTTCTTTTAAACGCCGTGCCACTTGATTGCCATCCAGACCCGTGTGGGTAGCAATTCCATCCTTGCCCAATGGCCCGTGCTGGACAAGGCATTGAACAATGATTGAACCGTGCTTTTTAGCCAATTCTTTGGCTGAATCCGCTGCCACAAACGAGGTCAGCGGGTCAGATTTACGCACTCGCGGGAATATGAAATCAAACATGGTTAGAACGCCAGATCGTCATCGTTATCTGCTGGCAAGCCCTTGGGTTCGTAGGGCTTGGGGTCATTCAAATATGCCCACCCGTCCCAGCCGTTTTCCTTCAAAGGGATAACGTCCAGTTTGAGCATTTCGCCATTGCGGGTTTCAATGATTGACCCAATGCGCTGATAACGGTTCTTTTGCTGGCCCTCTTTGTTGGTGTACTGGCCCACGATGGCGGTAATTTCTTTTTTGACTTTAGACATTATTTGCTTTCAATGATTGCGTTGAGTTGTTGAACTTGGGATTTAACTTCGGCAAGAAATTTGACAATCTCTGCTTCAATCTCTGCGATGTATTTGTCATCACGGTCAACCCGTTTGACAAACATTTGCGCCTTGGCTGGCATTCTGGGGTCAAATGAAACATAGTCAGTCCATTTGCGCCCTGTGCAAGCCATTTGAAATTGCATCTGGGTGATGTATTTGCTAGGCACTTTTTGGGATAGCAGCGTTTCAATCATGGTGGACGTATTTGGGCATTTGATCTCCACCAATCCATTGTCCCCCACAAGCCCATCAGGGGACGCACCAGCCCACTCAATTGTTGGATGACGCACAAACCCCACTTCCTCAACCATAACGCCTTGTGCGGCCTCATAAGCTGCCCGTGCAAATGGTTCTTGTTCTGTGCCCCATTGCATGGCGGCATTCGTGTATGACTCTTGTTTGGTAAAGGTCAGGCGTTCCACCACAAGCTGGGCCATGTAGTTGTCGCGGCTGGTGCTGTAACCCGTTTTTGTCTTGGCGATTACATCTGCCACCCTGCTGGCGGTGACTTTTCCCAAACGTTGGTAAAACCATTCACTAGACCCTTGGATAATTTCAGTTTCCATTTCGTGCCTCCATCATTTCGTTAGCCATTGTGAAAGCGGCAACTGCCGTATCATTAAAATCCATATCAGAGCGCCAATCAGAATCAGACAACAGTGCTTGCATGGCAAAGATAGCGATAAAGTCTTTGAGGGTTATTTCCTCAAGACCGATTTCTTTCTTTTTTCTCATGCTTTTTCCTTTGCTTTTGCGATGCGGTCTGCCTTTGCTTTGATGACCTTGGCAATCCATGTTTGGTCGCCATTGCAAGCGTCATAGGCGGCTTTGTAAGCGGCTTGCAGTTCTTCTTTGTTTGCGCTGGCATCAATGGCTGCAATGTGGTCTGCCATCATTCCAGCGTCAATCTGTGGCGCAGGGCGAGATGCAGAAACAGAATGAGTATGGGCATCTGCATCATTGTCTGATTCTGTGGGGATGCTAAAGGCTTGAAAGGCTGCATACTTGTACGCGGCTGACATAGCTTTATTGGTGGCTTTGTCTCCACTATCCATTGCCTCACCAAATGTTTTAACGGTGTGTTTTGACCCGTCATCTGCTGAGACAAAATCAAACTCAACCTCAACAGTCACATAAAATAATGCGCCACCCGACTTGCTGATGCGCTCAATACACTCTCGCGCAAGCACACGAGGCAGAATGCAAAGGCTGTGCTTTGCCAATAGGGGCGCAATTGCGTTGTAAACATCGTCAATCCCCCTAAAGTTATAACCGCTGCCTTGCATATTCCTGCGGTCTTTTGTAATGCCAACAGATGACAATTCAGCCTGGACAGCGTTAATTGCTTTATAAACTTTCATGAT